TATAACTGTTTCGAAACTTCTTTGATACCAGTGTTTATTTTTTGTTTAAATGTCGAACTCGGATCGTTTTTAAAATCTTTATATGAGATCTCATCTAATTTTTTTATCGTATCGCTCATACGAGACAGTAATTGTTCAACAATTGCAGGTTCGTAGTATTTAGGTATCATATTCTTTTTCTTTTTCTTTTTAGAAGTAAATGCATATGGTGTTTGATATTCACCGCCCGCACTTGCTGTTGTGTTCATCTCGTCGACTTCATCGTATTCATCTACAGTATCTAACGGTTCGGTACCTTCTTCTTTTCTCCACCCACCACCAGCATCTTTATATTCACCTGCTGCCCACGCGTTTGCATATGCAGACGGATACACATCGAATTTTTTTTTAGCTCGTGATTTATAATACGACCATTTTTGTTTATCGGTCGGCACATTTTTCTCTGTTAACATTATGCCCCAGTTTTAACATACACGGGTTTTTGCCCTTTTTTCTGCTCTCCACCTTTCTTCGCATCTCCACCTTTTTTCTGAGCAGCTCTTTTTCTATTTACAAATGATGCGATTCCTTTTTTTCCTAATTTTGACGCTTTCTCTTTCGATAAACATGCTGAATACGCATCCCCCTCTTTTGCATCACCGCACTTTCCAACCTTTTCACCTTTTGAATTGTATCGGTCCCATCCACCACCAGTTGAAGATCCTGACCCGCCTTTGCCAAACCACTTTCTAAGGTCTTCTTTATAAATGTCAGTTAACTTTAGACTCATTACGTGATTCCAAGTGATGAATAAGTTCGTAATATTTAATCATTGATGAAATATGTTCGTCTTTAACACGTTTAGCATTTACAATCTCATTCGCTAAATTTGTCACTTCGTTCAATTTTATTTTTAATGCTGTATCCTCAACCTTGCGTATCAGAGAATACAATGATTTTTGTATACCGATAGCTTCGGTATATATAAATTCTTTAAATGGTTGGAGACTTGTATTTTCAGTTATAAAACGATTTATCAATGTTTTTTGTTTCGGATTCAAGTTCTTGTATTTGTTATTGAACTTTTCGATAACCATTTTGAACGCAAGTTGTTTGATTTCCGAACTCTGCTTATCGTATATAGACTGTGGTGATTCTGTTAATTTAGTTTTATTCGCACCTGTCAAATGTTCTAAAATCGTATCATACGAATTCACATGCCCTGTTGGATTATCTGCAGAGTCATATTCAAATAATTTATATACAGATGCTTTCAATTTATAATCGTGTACACGCGCTTCGAAGAACTTTGCAAGATCGTACTTAGATTTTATCTCAGATATCAGACTGTATTTTTCCTTATTAAGTTTTTTCTCGTCGATACTCTTTCGCTGTTTCAGTACAATCTCTACGAGTTTAAATGCAGTTGACTCTTTTTTGTTTCGTGTGTCGATTAAGGCTTGATAACATGCCAGTTCTTTATTTAACTCGGTACCTTCTTTAAAGAATTTTCTAACAATTGTCAAACTCTGATTTTTATTATTAGTCAATACGTCAGATGCGACCTGTTTAGACAGCAACTCAAAGATGATACCGGTATTTTTGTATTTTACATGTTTAAATTTCTTCATGCTATGCTACACCTATGATTTAATAATAAATATTAAGCAATTCCCTTAAACTAATTCATCTAACAATGAATTTTCATCAAGCATCTTAATATTATCGATATCTGAATCGTTTTTTTTCGTTTCATTGAGTGCAACAACTTTTTTACCGAACGATTTCGCTATAAGTTCCAAATCTTTACCAGCATTTAAAAACCCGTTTGCGAATTCCTTTCTGCCTGACGGGTCTCTACCATATAACGGATCTTTATCACGTTCAAACGATCCGTGCTTTAAAGGTCTACCAGTGTTTTCTTCACGTTTGTCTTTCTTATAGAGTTTTGTAATTCGGTCACCTGCTTCAGATTCCTCTGCATGTTTAATACCCATACTCGATGCGATTTGCATAGATACGATATCGTGAGGTGTACCAAATGATCTTCCAGTTTTCGCCGGGTCATTACCTTCAGATTTAATCTGCTCTTCTCTGAATTCACGTTTAAGGTCTTCGATCATCAGTTCTTGCTGCTCTTCCCATTCCTCATGTGTCATATTGAATAGATTCTCGTAAACCCATTTACGGCTGAATAATTTGTTTTCTTTTATGTTCTGAATCAGATTCAGTTTCTCATTTAACAGATCGACTTTCTGACGTTCATACAACAAAGATGGTGTCGACAATTCCAAAGAGAAATCTACAAGATCTTCATCACGGAAACCTTGCATGTATAAATGTATGTGACCAATTTTCTGCAATTCAGATACTACAATTTTTTGAATTCTTTCTATGAATCTTGCAAATTTTATATCTTCGGCCGCAAGTGTTCCTTTACCGTCGACACCTTCATCATAACCTAAATACGCTTTCGGTATTTTCAAATACGCCATTTGTTTTTTCTGCAAATATTCGATATCCTCTAAACTACCTTCATTTGTCAAACCAGGTAACGATTCGATTCCAGTACCACTATCAGCACCTCTTGTCGGTAAATAGAAATCCTCAAGCATATTCATGAGGTTGAAGCGTAAATTGTAGTCGCCAGTTTGAGGATCGATGTATGGTACCTTTTTCATTGTATTCGCAACGTCTTCCATGTATCCGTCGATTGCTTCAGGTGGTAAATTTCCGACATCGATTTTAAATATACGTCTCTCAGGTGCTCTCATAATACGATGTATCAACATCGCATCTTCCATCATGGTCAATTGTTTCCAAACTTTTCTTGCGCCTTCTAATAACGATTTACCATACGGTAAAAAGTTTGTATCGGTCAGTACACGAAAATGTGCGATCTCATGATAATCGAAAACGCTTCTTGCTTTCTGATAATTAAACATCGTCTCACCCTCATAAATATATTGTGTGAGATTTTGATTATCACCTGCATAGTCATCACGTTTAATCAGTGATGGGTGAATCGGCACTGCATCCACAATACCTACTGAAGGTACTGTATTCAAGTATAAGAATAAATCGCCATATTTACATAGCGATCTTGTCCAATGCCACAGATTAAAATCGACATTTAAAATATCGTAATATAGGTTATTAAGTATTTTTTTCTTTTCTGCATCATCGCACCGTATTGTCAATAGGTTACCATGTGCGTCTTTTACAGTAGCCTCATCTGCATATATGTCTAATGCAGATGCTAAGATCGGATCCGATTCCATACTTTCATAATCAAGATACATAGCCATTCTTGCCGCATCGACCTGTTCGGTCTGTGAAGAATAACCGGTACCGTATTGGCTATCACCAAATCTTGACGATTTTATACCACCGTATTTCGGCGTTATATTATTACCGATCGACTGTAATTTATCATAATCGATTACACGGAGTCGATCACCCGGTGTTTTTTTTATGATTATTTTTTGACTAAATAGTCGCTGTATTACTTTTCCTATTGCTGACATATTTCAATTTTTTTATAGTAACCACCGTGTCGATATAGTATTACCTTTTCCGTCATCCATTGTCCATTTTGAATTATCCCCATTCGCATTCGGTGTATACACTCGTTTGTGCATATGTTGTAATGTTTTTCTGGTCATATCTAAACCAATCTCACGTAGTTTCAGTGCAGTATCACGAACAAATAACGCAATACCTGTCGATAATACTGCATCGTCTTTACGGCCTGGTCTTGCCTGTGCTTTACCGTTTAGCCATACAAAAACAAGCAATTGTGATATTAGCCTCTTCGACCTTACTATAATTAGTTTTTCATTGAAATATCGCTCGATTTTTGATACGATCATTGGACGATTTGCGGTAGTTGTTGTGAAACCAGGAACCATATCCTTTTTCGATTTCAAATCGTATCCTTTCGAAATATGTTTTATCGGATCGACATATACATCCTGTCTGTAACTATAAAAAATATTCGAATAATTCATGTCGATCGCTTCTTGTACAGTATCATAACCGATATTTTTATTTTCAATTACAAGCATTGCCGTGTTGTATTCGGTTGCGATCGATACCGCCATTCTACCTAAATCTCGTGGCGATACTTTTCCAATATACTCGGCAACTTGTTCCATCGATTCGACATCAAAAACTTCAATTGCAGAATCGTCGGCACCATCGCCACGAGCAACGTCTACCGATACAACATAAGATCGTGTATAATCAGGATATTTCCATATCCAATAATCGCCATCGATCCCTCTGCGTTCTAATGGATCGGTAACCATGTTTTCGTTGTACCATTTTAAAACATCACCTTCAATAACCGAATGACCTGATGTCAAAAAGTCGCAGTCACATTCCTGTGCCGCCATTCTTTCACCTAAATGGAGAGTCTGTTGGTCACGCCATTTTTGATCTCGTTCAGGATGTAGATCCCAATTAAGTTTTATCGGATTAAACGGATCTAAACCGTCTGGTGCTTTTTGTATTTCTGCATCGACCCATAATTGGTGAAATAAGTTGTCTACACCATTTGGAGTCGATAATAATATTGCATCTCCACCTGTAGCTAATGTCATCTGTGCCGATGCCCAAATACGATCGATGTTGTCAACAAATGCAGCCTCATCTATAATCAATAGTGAAAGTGCTTCGGAACGTCCTGCTGTTGGTGAGGATGATACTGCTTTAATTGTTGAACCGTTTGCGAATGATAATTGTAGTTTATTATCATCTACCACACGCGTTTTCATCCATGACGGCAAGTTCGTATTCATTACCTTTACTTTATGTACAAGGTTCTTTGCAACATCTTGTGTTGTTGCGATTACGAGTACTTTGTAGTTTTCACGGAAAAGCATATTCATTAAAGCATATGCAGCAACCAGTGTTGAAATTCCCATTTGACGGGACTTCAATATTATATTGAATTTATGCGATATTATTTCTTCAAGGGCCCGTGTTTGAAACGGGAATAGTTGAAACGGAATTTTGCCCTGAATAGGGTGTTCGATCTTGCAGTATTTTTTTATCGCATAATTATAATCGACACTACATCGTGCAAGTTCTTGGGTTACAATATCACGTATGTTCGGTTGTTTTTCTGACATAGTGTTATCGAATTGTTGCTACAATATACGCTCCTGAAAAGATTGTAAAACCGCCTATTAGTGTACCGGCAATAAAACTGAATTGTTTAGTTTCGTACCATTTCTCTTTAGGTTTCGTAGGAAAATCTACAAATCGATTCACGGCATTTTTATAGATGTCGATTTCTTTATTTCGATAATCGATTATTGTTTCGTTATATGAATTTAGACGAGTCAGTGCATCGACCTGTTTTAACAGATTCGCATTTTGACTATCCTTGACTTGTAAATCGCTTTCTAAATTTTTTATACGTACCGATGCATTAATCAAGAGATCTTTGTGTACAGTGATCGAGTCTGCTTTTTGTGCGAATACGCAAATAGATATTAAAACGAAAAAAGTTGTCAGTATCTGTTTCATATTATTTACTGTTTAAAATATTCAATGCGTCTTCGACTGTTAGATCGACCGGTTTACCTTTTTTAGAATTGCGTTCGATTCGATCAAGTTCTTTTTTCAATTCAGAAATCTCTTCGAGTGTCAACTGCTTATCTCGTTCAACCTGTTCACTTTCAACTGCAAGTTTTTCTGCTTCGGTGATTTTCGAATAGACTTCGGTTACGATTTCAGTTTTATACTGATACGCATTATATAGAATATATGCAAGTGCGCCGTTTGACATCAGCGACAGTATCATTACGATATAGATTAGTATATTACTCTGAGACTTTTGTTGTGTTTCCATTATATTCTTGTATTTTTTGTAACGCGATTTTTTTAAATTCATGGTATTCTTCACGCATTTTTTCTGCGTGTGTTCGGTCCCCATTCCAAACTTCGATTCGCCCGTCGCTATTCACAAAGTGAGATTCGCCGGCAATTTGTTCGTAAGTTATGTCGATCTCTTTATCGGCCTGTTTGAAAAACGCTTCGGCGTTACGCATCATCTGCTCACGCTCGTACTCTTTAAATTTACCTTCTTGTTTCATTTTGGTTTCGATACGAAATTGGCAGTCTGCACATCTACCGAATTTTGCACGGAATCGCTTATCTAATTTCGTGTACACCTTTGTACGACAATTAGGTAAACAGTTCGGATACGAATTCAAGTATTCACGTATCTCCTCTACGGCTTCTTTATGCACACCACTGCGTACACGATATCCGTTCTTCTGTTCCCATACTGCAATAACATCACCATTCGAATCTTTCTCTTCCCAAGTCTCTCCAACTTCACGGCGTTTCGATTTCTCACTCGCTACATCAGCATCGGTGAAACCAATTTTTGTACGTGTTTGAGTTCGATGTTTACCTTCAAGCATCTCACGAACTGCTTTAACATTTTGTAACCTTGCCATATTCGATATATTATATTAGTCGTTTTTTGATGCGTCTTTTAATCCTTGGACCATTGCATTTATTTTACCTTTCGGTACACCTACTAAATCAGCAAACTTCACAATTGCTTCTGCCTGGTCACCGGTATTATTGAATTTCAATAGATTTTTCAATGAAGAGTTTTCAAGTTTTTCAAAAAATCTCTTGACTCTGATTTTTTTAAATTCCTTAGAAGTCTCAGTTTTTTCTTCATTAATCAATTCTGCAAGAGTTTGCTGCACCATTTTTTGTACAGCTAATCTTATCTGTTTTTCATGCAATGGGTGTTTCGGATTTCTTATGTTCATTTCATTCCTTATAATTTACTAATAAATATCTTTTTCGATTCGATTAACGTGTAAATGTAAACACGCCCATTATTTGATTTAACGGTGCAAACGCACCGGTCAGTTTATATGTACTACCTTTATAATTAAATACAATGCCCTCATTAGGTACAATCTTTTCAAAACCACCTAATGATTCGAGTCGCTTCAATTCCAATTCGAGTTTAATTAAATTTTTAGCATCACCAGTTGCACGTATTGAAGATATCGCGTTTTTAAGTTTGTCGACAATATCACGTTTCGCCTCTTCAGGATTTACAACAAGTACCGATGACATGAAGGAAAGTACATCGGCGCCAACGCCTAAAAATATTTCTTCGAATTTCATAAGATTTGTTTTTGAAATTTTCTGGTAGTCGAGTTTATCTGTTTTTTCGGCCCATTGACGGATGTCAGGATCGGTGATCTGATTTAATCGGAACGACTTATCGAAAAACGCCCATCGTTTAACTAAACCGTCACGTATATCTGGTGACAAATCTTTCGGAGCGTTTTTATTGATCCATTGTTCCCACCATGCTTGATGATAGTCTTCAACACCATTCGCATCGTTTAATCCGAATTCTTTTTGCAGTTTCGATATCTTAGTAATATAATCAGGTTGTTTCGCCATTAGATCTTGACTCTTCGGTAAAGTTTGTACAGGAGGTCCTTGTAATTTAAAACGACTTTGAATATTGGCATTTACCTTTTCGATCATATCGGCAAGTTTAAAACCTGCTTGAGGATCTTCGCTTATCGGATTCCCTCGTTCATCGTATTCCATTGTACCGTGGAATACTAAAAGCGATTGCCCATATGGAATGACATTTGTATTTTCAGGATATATCACTTCGCAATTCATGAACGCTTTACCCTCTTTGAATATCGATTCGCGTTCCGCATTAGATAATTGTATTATTGCAGATTTTAAATCCTTTATTGCAAATGTAAACGCATCCGATAATGCACCACGTCCTGCAAATTTATCGATGAGATCTTGCTCAGTCATTGCCATTTCACCTGCGTTTACTAAGTGACCTTTATTTCTTGCAGAAATCAATGCACCATTTTTCCAACTTATCGCAAGTGCCTGACCATCTGTTTTCTCACGGGCTAATTCGAGTTCGCCAGTTAATGCTGACTTTACAATTTGTTTGAGATCGCCAAATGTTAAATTCATGTCGATATCGAATGGGTGTGCCATATGACCATATGCACCACCTTCAAGTATTATATTTTCGGTTAAGGCTTCTGTACGCAATTTTTTTATTTTAGACATTATAGAATCTAATTCGGCTTTAGCTTTTATTTGTTTTGGTGAATTCGGAAACATTTTCATCAGTGCCGAAAACAAACGATTTCTCTCCGATTCTAATTTACGGAGTTCGTTCTTTGTATCCTCTACCGATTCTTTGTTTATTTCAATCGCTTGCAGTTGTTTTATTGCCGCTTTTTTAGTATCATGGGTACCTAATCGTTTACCACCCTTTTTAGGATACACTACCCAGTCGTCACCGACTTTTTTTACTGTTTCAATATTTAACACAGGATCCGGTGACTTAAATGCCGGCTTTCGCATAATTGTTTTTGCGATTAATCGATTCGCCTGTGTTTTAAACGGTATATTGATATTTGTTCTTTTATCCGTAATTACAAATTCCAAATATTTTTTAGTGAATTCATCGAACGCTGCTCTATTTCTAATGAGACGTTTAAAGAACCCGATCATTTCCGCATACGAAATTTCTTTGCCGTTTCTTGGATCGTTCAATCGTTGAAAAAAATGATCGATTTCTCTACCAAATTCGAAATCGTATGGAGCTAAATTCGTATCGGCGAATTTTTCCACAGAATCTAAATCGGCCTTAGCCATTTCATTCATCACATTGAGTTTCGATCGTATCAAATCGTATATGCGCTTGTCGAAATTCGGATACGCTTTTTCGAAATTCAATTTAGCGTTGTTTTCATCAGATATACTAAGCCAATCTCTTACATCAGTACCACTTATCGCATTCGGTAGTGATGGAGCAACATACACGTAGCCCTGTTGTTTAAACGGCAATAAATCAGTGTTACCAGTGTACGGCAAAAAATATTTACCGCCTAAACGGCCGGAGTCTTTTTCACCGACAACCGTTATCAATATATCCGAGTCTTCATCATAATCGTTCAGAATTTCAATAGGCCGGTACGGATTTTTTACCTGTACCACTTGCGTCTTCGGTATACCGAACATCGATGTTATTATGGTTTTTTTATCTTTGAAATCGAATGGCGATTTCGGTAATTCTACTTTATCTGAGGTTCCGATATAAACATTCGCCTTTCCGAATTTCTTGACAAGATGCATATAGGTCGCATAATGCCCTTTGTGAAAAGGTTGAAATCTACCTACATATGTTACGATGATATTACCCATTATTCTTCTTTATTACGTGTTATTAATAATTATTAGGTCTTTTTAGTATACAGTTGAAAAGACCAATCTGACGCACCGTTAACTACACCGGTATCTAATCGTAATAGATCTCCTTTACTAAGAGTAGTTTGACCTGCTCGGGAACCTGTGACTGCATAATAAAGGAAGCCGGCATCCGGTAATGATACTGTAACTATCGTACCTGAAAATGTAGCACCACCGTTTGTTGATTTCAAGGCTTTCATTACAAATGGGCCGCCACTCGGTAAATTTTTTGCTGATAGTGATGCTGAATAGATTGTTACATTTTCAACTACATATTTCCATTCTGCTACATCGGCCGCTTCGGTTGAAGGTGTTCCAGTACCTGACCAATCGAATACAAGTGGAAAGTTTGTTGAACCGATAATACCTTGCGTTCCTTGTGTACCCTGAGTACCTTGCGTACCTTGGGTTCCAATAGTTCCTTGTGTACCGGTTGTACCTTGTCGACCTTGAGTGCCTTGGGTTCCTTGTGTACCAATATCGCCAGTGTCACCTTTAGTTCCTTGAGAGCCTGTTGTTCCTTGTACGCCTTGAGTACCAATATCGCCAGTGTCACCTTTAGTTCCTTGACGACCTTGAGTGCCTTGTGTTCCTTGTGTACCAAGAGTTCCTTGAGACCCGGTATCACCTTTAGTTCCTTGTGAACCCGTTGTACCTTGTGTTCCTTGAGATCCTACGGTTCCTTGTGAACCAATTGTTCCTTGTGAACCGGTATCCCCAGTTGTACCTGAAGCACCTTGAGTTCCAATAGTTCCTTGTGTACCGGTTGTACCTTGTCGTCCTTGTGTACCCTGAGTGCCTTGTGTACCAATATCGCCAGTGTCACCTTTAGTTCCTTGGGAACCGATAGTTCCTTGTGTTCCTTGAGATCCTACGGTACCCTGACTTCCAATAGTTCCTTGTGTACCGGTAGTACCCATTGCACCAGTTTCACCTACTGTACCTTGTGTTCCAGTAGTACCTTGCCGACCTTGTGTACCCTGAGTGCCTTGAGACCCGGTATCACCTTTAGTTCCTTGTGAACCAATTGTTCCTTGATGGCCTTGTGTACCTTGTGTACCTTGTGTACCTATAACGCCTTGACTACCAATCGTTCCTTGTGTACCGGTTGTGCCTGCGGCTCCAGTTTCGCCTACTGTACCTTGAGTTCCAGTTGCACCTTGTCGACCTTGTACACCTTGTGTACCGATTGTACCTTGAGTTCCAGTAGTGCCTTGTGAACCAATTGTACCTTGATGACCTTGTGTACCTTGTGTACCCTGACTGCCTGTTGTACCATTTGTACCAGAGGCGCCTTGAGAACCTACAGTGCCTTGTGTACCTATAGTGCCTTGATGACCTTGTGTACCTTGTGTACCTTGGGTACCAATTGTGCCTTGTGTACCGGTTGTTCCATTTGTACCAGAGGTGCCTTGAGAACCTACGGTGCCTTGTGTACCGGTTGTGCCTTGATGACCCTGAGTACCTTGTGTACCTTGTGTACCAATTGTACCTTGTGTACCGGTTGTTCCATTTGTACCAGAAGTGCCTTGTGAACCAATTGTGCCTTGAGTTCCAGTAGTACCATTTGTACCAGAAGTGCCTTGTGAACCAATTGTACCTTGTGTACCGATTGTACCTTGTCGACCTTGTACACCTTGTGTACCGGTTGTACCTTGAGTACCGGTTGTGCCTTGAGTTCCAGTAGTGCCTTGTCGACCTTGTACACCTTGTGTACCAATTATGCCTTGTGAACCAATTGTGCCTTGTGTACCGATTGTACCTTGTCGACCTTGTACACCTTGTGTACCGGTTGTACCTTGTGTACCGGTTGTACCTTGTGAACCAATTGTGCCTTGTGTTCCAGTAGTGCCTTGTGAACCAATTGTGCCTTGAGGGCCTTGTACACCTTGTATGTTTACTGACCCTGTGAATATTTCAAAATCTTGTTTTAAATTATTATAACTCCCTGATAATATTAGAAATCGTGTTTTTGTATCTGAACTACTTCCTGAGATTGATTGTATTACATCATTTTCTGATAGAAGATCTCTACGTATACCAAATCCTTGAAAATATACACCATATAATTGAGTGAATATTCTTGATTTTATACCGTTCTCTGTATAATAGTCGATATTCAAAACAAGTTCGGTATTTGTTTCAAATGACGATAACGGTAATATCAGTCGTGCCTGATTAGGTGAATATCCTCTTTCATTACGAGGTTGAACTGTTATATTTTTTATATTGACAATATCGCAATCTCTAAATGCGAATACAGGACGTATAGCACGGGTCGACCCTACTCTAAAATAGAATTCGAACTTTTTCGATTCTGGTGTACTGATTTCTGATACTGATGCTAAATACGATCCTAATAGAGGCGCCTTTATCGGTTCTCTAACATTTTTGAGATTCAGTATATTTGTAACAACATCTGAACCTGATATAAAAATATCGATTTGTGGGGTATTCGAATTCAGAGATTCTGCGCCGTTTGTTGTCACGGTCAATTTGAATTCAGTATTTTCAACTGCATTAATCGATAGGTAAGGTCGCACATAATAATCATAATCGGTAACTATAGAACTTGTATATGATGCAGACAACGCAGTACCCTGATTATTAAATATCACAGAGTTTACAGGCGTTATTTTTTTAGAGCCGTTTACATATTGCCAGTATTGCGTGAATTCAGCTGCTGTTTTAAACTTACCGACCGATTTTTCAACAAACTCGATTTTAGTTCGGTCGATTTGCTCTGATACTAAGAAATCCTGCGTTTTTATTTTATATTCACCAATGTCACGGAATTCGCCGAATGACCCGAACGGTTTATAACTTATACGAACTTTGTCCGCATCACCTGCAATAGGTTGTAAATTGAAAAAATCTAATTGTACAAAAGATTCACTTGCAACTTGCGACAACTGTGCGTCTTCTGTTGAATAATAACTTGCAGTCACATTTTGTATATCGAAAAACTTTTTTACAGAGTTCGTTTGACCGTCTCTTACATAATCGAATCGGAATGGAGGATATACTTTTGCAGTTTTCGCATCCATCACTTCGAGTACGCTGCAACTATATGCCGGTACAGTACCACCTAATGAAACTATGGTCTGTTTGTCTAAACCTAATTGATTTGTCAAACCTTTTACGACAAGAGTACCTCCGACATATTGTTCATCGAAACTACCACCTGCATCATAGATAACACTAATGTCTTTAAACGGTGAAATTAGATCCTGACTCGATTCGAAATAGTTCGGACCAACTTTCGGATCGTAAATTATATTTTCATCGATCTCACTTACTCGAACTGCACCTTTTAGTGTATCACTATATTTGTATTCAACACCGGGTGAGGTTGTAGAAAGTTTAAATGAACCAGTGACTACCTTTCTACGGTCACGAGGATCGGTGTCGAAGGCGTAATATCTCTCACGTCTCTCAGTCGCTCTAACTATGGGCGGCGAAGCGAAAATTAATTCGGTACTATTTTGTATATTCGGAATTATGATTATACGTTTTGACCATATAAGATTCGGATTATCGATAAAATCTGAACTACTGGCATCTCTACTATATGCGAGTTCATTTCCATTTCTAACATCGACCGATGCCCTACCAGCGATGTATATTGTCGCTTCACCAGGTGTAGTTGTTTCGTATATATGTGCAACGATCAATCGTGCGTCGTCTTCTCCAATAAAATTGACAACTTCATGGAATACTGTTTTACCTGCAGCATCTATTATATCGATATAGATAAGTGATGACTTAACAAGTGTATTCGAATTTGCACGTATACGGAATGCGTTTTTTCCTAAATACAGACGTTCTGGTATATCGAATAATCGGAAATAATCAGTCGATAATAAAGATGTGTCCTGTATAGGGATTTGATTATAAACTTTGTCTAAACCGGTAGCAAATCTTTTACTCTTGAGCATTAATAACAGACCTTTATCATAATTATCAAGCAGCCTTTATTTCGGAAAAACCTTTTGTGTTTTTATTTATATGAATTAGACTATCTGCAAGATCTTTCATAGCATCTAAGTGACTAATACATAAAATAAAATCGAATTGCGTTTTCAGAAAATCGAAAAGTAAACCGACTGAAGATATCTTATCGGAATCTAATACGCCGAAACCTTCATCGATTGCGATAAAATTTGGCCTTGGTAAACTCGATACATTTATAAGTGCAGCACGCATTGCTACAGAAATCATAAAACGTTCCATACCCGATGCGAGTTCAACAGGCCAATTCATTTCATCATTATAGTGTATATAGCAATTTATATTTTTATCATCGGCCTCAAGTGTAACGTAAAACTCGACTATTTGATTCAGTATTGAATTCACCTCGTCTTCGATCACTGGCAGTATCTTTTTTAGAAGCATGTACGGTACACCATTTTTTGCGATCGATTCTAAATACGATTCGTATACGGAAATCTCATCGTATAGATCGTTTAACTGCATCTGTTTAGTTTTCCAAATATCGAATGTAGTTTGTAGTGACGACAGTTTATTACTATATGTCATCATATCATTGTGGTATTTTTTCTGTATAGTTTTGTTCGAGTTATATTCGATTTCTAATTCAGCAATTTTTTCCAATAACAGTTTATTGTTCAATTGAATCGATTCTTGTTTATGGTATTTTTTCTCTTGTTGTTTTAGATGCTTTATTTTATCATCGATAGTTTTCGATAGTTCACGATTGTTCGAATTCAAATTTTCGTAATTTACAATTTTAGATTCAAGTGAACCGATATCGTTTCGCAATTGGTTATATGAAGATTCCGATTGTTGAACCAACGGCTTCAGTTCATCATGTTCCCGTGTCAGACTTTGTATTTCCGATTTAAGTGATTCGTGTTTTTCTATAGTTTCTGGTAGTTTATCTTTCGCTTCACTTGCTTTTTGTACAAATGGATTATTGACGCAATATTTACAATTCGGATCGTATTCATGCGAGTCTAAATGTGAAATTTGTTCTTGATAGTGTTTCAAATTAGCAGATACTCTTGCATACTGTTCTTTACGTTTCTGTAAAGAATTTGCGATTTCTTGCAAACGAGTTTTGTCGGATTCAATTTTTTCTAAATCCAATTTCGAAAATGAATCTTGTAGTTTTACGAGATCTGATTTACATGTTTTTATTTCGTCAGTGTATTCGGATATCGTTTGTTTCAGCCGTTCACGAGTCGTAATGTTTTCATCTATCGATTTTGTAACTGCATCAATATCGATAATTTCATCGACATTTTGTATCTGTATTCTCAGTGAATTAAGTTCACTTTCTTTAGTTTTTAGTACAGTTTCTTCATGTGTATAGGAACCCGATGTCTCTATAAATTTCTCATGTATTTCATTTATCTGAGATGGTAGAGTTGTATAATGGTCTTGCAGTACATCCGATTCCAAATTTTTAATTAGTACTTGTTTACCCTTAATTTCATTTCGAGTTACCAAATACAATTCGTCGAATATCGATATATCCAAAAACGAATTCAATAAATCTTTACGTTCTCTTTGTGTTTTGAATATGAAATTTTTATTGTCGTTTTGTGTCGATAGTGCAGTCAAAAGAAAATCGTCATATGAACCGATGTATCCTCTTATTATTTTATTAGTCGAATCTCTATCAATATCGTTCAAACTTTGATATTCGCCATTTACCATTTTACCGAAATTGACATCGACACGTACATTTCCAGTTCGCTTATGACGTTCGCCGAAACGTTCAATTACAAAAATTTCATTATTCAACTCGAATGTTAATTTGCATTGAAATTTGTTTCGATTGTTATTCATCACATCTTTTGCACGGTATGTACGCGAACATTTATCGAATAGGCAAAAAGTTACCGCATCTAATAATGTAGATTTACCGGAAGCATTTGGAGCAAACAAACCTTGTACACCGGTATAGTTTGAAAAATCTATCGAGTTATTTTCACCATATGAAAACATATTTGAGAATTCGAACACTAAAGGTTTCCAAACAACATTACGCACAATAACTGCGGTCTTATCGAGTTTCGAATTCATTACACGATTGACATGTCGTACCAAATCGATATTGACTGTCTTCTTAGAATCTAATGCCTCTAAATACTGAGTTATGAGTGTATTCTGATATTCCACATCACGTACATCGCCTAATACTGTATGGTGATCTTGTAAGTTCGACTCGGTATCGTTAACTCGTATTACAGTCGTTTCTAATAAAGTGTGACGTGTCTTTAGTAATTGAATAATTTTCTGTATATCCTTATACTCGGTATTTTTATAACGCACACGTAGTCTTAAATTTTTAGGCAGTGCATCGATATACTCTCTTGATGATGTGACTTTCCCATCTAAAATTTCAATGGTTGCGTATGCAATTGTATTTTC